GGGCAAATCCTCAACGAGTTAGAAGATAAGAAGCATATGCAAGAGATTCCTTGGGAGGAACTTAGCAGAACCTTTACAGCTTGGGACTTGGGTATGGGTGACTCAACATCTATCTGGGTGGCTCAGTTAGTAGGAACAGAGATCAGATTGATCGACTACTACGAGAATCATGGGGTGGGCTTAGACCATTATGTGAAGTGGATTAAGGATAACGACTACTCTAAAGCTGAACACATCTTGCCACATGACGTTAGGGTTAGAGAGTTAGGCACAGGTAAGAGCAGACTAGAGATGCTTGAGGAAGCTGGCCTAGAGATCAAGATAGCACCCAGAATGAGCCTAGACGATGGTATTCAGGCTGTAAGACGTATCTTGCCTAGATGTTGGTTTAACGTGCCTAAAGTCCAGACAGGATTAAACTGCCTGAGAAACTACCGCAGAGACTACGATGAAAAGCGTAAGATATTCTATGAAAGACCACTTCACGATTGGTCTAGTCATGGAAGTGACAGTTTTAGATACTTAGCCCTTGGACTTGATGAAGGTCATAGCACTTGGGATAAGCCGATTAACAAAGCACCGAAATGGATTGTGTAATGTATGTAGAACGCCAAGGGGTCAATCTTGCCCCAAAGATAAAAGAACTTGAAATGCGTGTCGAAATGTTAGAAAATGCTATTAAAGAGTTAAAATCGGACAAGCCTAGAATGGGCAGACCGCCAAAGGAGCGTAATGACCAAGCCAACCAACAGGAAGCAAGCGCAAGCCTTAGGGCTTAAAACTTACTTTACTGGTAAACCATGCAAGCGTGGTGGCATTGCTGATCGTAGGCTCAATGGTGATTGTCTTTGTGACGCTTGCCTTGAGTTCACTAGGCAATTAAAGAATAAATGGTCTGTAGATCATCCAGAAAAACATAAAGCATGGAAAGAGGCTAATCCTGAAAAGATGAAAGCCTACAAACAGGATTGGCAAGACAAGAATCGTGTTGAGCAAAGAGCAAGGCTTAACAAGTGGAAAAAAGATAACCCAGAGAAAGTTTTGGCTGACTTTCACAAGCGTAGAGCAACAAAAATAAACGCAACACCTAAGTGGTATGGTGAATTTGATGCATTTGTAATGCAACAAGCTACTTTACTTGTTAGACACAGAAATGCTCTAACTAATGTAAAATGGCACATAGACCATATGATTCCACTACAGTCTAAAACTGCAACTGGTTTCCATTGTGCTGCAAATATCCAAGTCATTCCTGAAGCGTTAAATGTAAGAAAGCGCAACACCATGACTTTTACTAAACCTTATGAATGGGTTAATGCTTTATGAACACTATTGACTTGAAGTCAATCATCCAAGCTGAGGTGGACGACTCGATCGGATTTATTGAAAGTGAGACTGTTGAACAAAGAAAACAGGCTCTTGAGGCTTACTTGCGTCAGCCTTACAATAATGAGGTCGAAGGCAAGTCTCAGATCGTTACAGGTGAGGTAGCTGAAGCAATTGATGGTGCGCTACCCTCCTTAGTTCGTATCTTTACAGGCTCAGATAACATTGTAGTTTTTGAGCCACAAGGCCCTCGTGACGAAGCCAGCGCAAAACAGGCCACAGACTATTGTAGCTGGGTATTTTTGCGTGACAATGAGGGTGTAGCCATTCTCCATGATTGGTTCAAAGATGCTCTCTTGCAGAAAAATGGCGTAGTTAAAGCCTATTGGGAAGACAAAGAAAACATTACCAAAGAGCGTTACTTCAACTTGTCTAACGATGAGTTGGCAATGCTTATGTCTGACGACACAATGGAGATTGTCGAGCAAGACACAGAAGAATTCCCCATCCTAGATCAAATGGGTAATCCTGCGCTAGACCAGATGGGTCAGCCAATGATTAACTCCATTCACAACGTGGTTGTGCAGCAGAAAAAGATGGTCGGTCGGGTTCGCATTGAGAACGTACCACCAGAGGAGTTCTTGATTAGCAAGAAAGCCAGAACAATTGCTGATAGCCCATTCGTAGCACATCGTCAGATGCTGACTCGTAGTGACTTGATCGCTATGGGCTTTAACAAGAAGCAAGTTGAAGGTCTGCAAATGGGTGATGCCCTTGCATACACTCCAGAGCGTGTGGCTCGATTCTCTGCTGGTGAGCAACCTTACCAAGTTCAGACTGATGACCCATCCATGCAAGAGATTGAGGTCTTTGAGTGCTATGTAAAGACTGATGTAAATGGTAAGGGTATTGCCTCACTCGTTCAGGTGTTCTACGCATCAAACGAGATTCTTGAGGATGCCAAGGGTAAAGAGATGGTCGAGGAAGTGGACTACGTTCCTTTCCACTCAATCTGCCCCATCCCAATCCCACACAAGTTCTTTGGTAACTCACTTGCTGACAGAACAACAGACATTCAGCTAATCAAGACTACGATCACTAGACAGATTCTTGATAACCTCTACCTGACAAACAATGCTCGTGTTGTTGCTGTTGAAGGTCAAGTAAACCTAGACGACTTGCTTACATCTACAGCAGGTGGTGTTATTCGTGCCAAGTCTCAGGGTGCTGTAACTCAATTGGCTGTGCAGAACGTAGCTACTGCTGCTTTCCCAATGCTTCAGTACTTGGACACAATGCAGTCTAAGCGTACAGGTGTGTCTGATGCTTCACAGGGTTTAGACCCATCTATCTTGCAGAACGTGACTGCTGCTGCTGTTGCTTCTATGCAACAAGCTGGTGCAGGTAAGATTGAACTGATGGCTCGTTTGTTCGCTGAGACAGGTGTTAAGTCTCTGTTTAAGGGTATCTTGCATCTCTTGTGTAAGTACCAAGACAAGCCTCGTTTGGTGCGTATGCGTGGTGAGTTCGTAGAGTTTGACCCTCGTACATGGGCTAATCAGTACGATGTAGCGATTAACGTAGGTTTGGGTGCTGGTAACAGACAAGAGCAAATGGCTATGCTGAACATGGTTCTTGCAAAACAAGAGCAATTGATTAACCAGTATGGCCCTGCTAATCCCTATGTCTCCCCTGCTCAGTATCGTTCTACCTTGGGTCGGATGGTTGAGTTGGCAGGATTTAAGGATTCTGGTGAGTTCTACAAAGCGATCACACCAGAGCAAGATCAGCAATTGTCTAACCCTCCACCTCCACAAGAGCCTCCAATGCCTCCAGAAGTACAGGCATTGATGCAAAAGACTCAGGCTGAGATTCAGGCTAACCAACAAAAAGCACAAGCTGATATGCAACTGCAACAACAGCAAATGCAGATTGATATGCAAATGGCTCAACAGAAGGCTGGTCTTGAGATGCAATTGCTTCGTGAGAAAGAAGCGGCTAAGTTGCAATTAGAGCGTGAGAAACAACAGGCTTACTTCGCTATGAAGCAACAAGAGTTTGAGGTTGAGGCTCAATTGAAAGCAATGAAGGTCGGTGCTGGTATCACTTCTAACGTAGAGATTAAGGGTTAATCATGGCTGCTATTGATGATCTGATTAAGCAAATCCAGTCTAGAAGTAACACTTCTCAATGGACAGGTGGCTATGGTGCTGATGCTGCTACCAAGGACATGGCTCGTATCTTGTCTAGCATTGGTATTACCGACATTAAACAGCTTGGCAAGGTTAACAAGTATGAGCCTGTTCAAGTTGTTGGCCACACCCTTGATGGCAAACAAATATCACGCCAAGAATCTCGCCAAGGAGTTGTTAATTATTATGAAATGATTCCAGAGCCAGATGGTGAGGGTGGAATTTCAGGGTATCAAAAAAGAACTTTAACACCCGAAGAAATAACAAAAGTCAAACCTGTTTATGCATCGGCAGTTGACCACGGTGTTTATGACCAAGCTGGAGATCCCGTATTTACGCCTGTTGACGCCTCAACAGTTGTTGAAAGAGAGGGAAAACTTGTTGGCGTTACTGGTCAAACATTTGGTAACAAGGTAACAGGTCAAGAAGTTCCAAACACCTACACAACACGCCAAACAGGTGACTTCTTTGGTGGCACTTACGAGGGTAAGGGTAATACTGGCTACGGTGTTCAATTTGATGCTCAAGGCTTGCCAGTTTTCTACACCCAAGGCGCATCTAGTAAAGACGAAATACTGACAGATTTGATGCCTATAGTGCAACTGGCTTTGATGGGGACTGGTGCTGGTGGTTTGCTTGGTAACGCTTTGCTAGGCGCAGGTGCTAGTCAAGTGGCTGCTGGCGCATTGGGTGGTGCTTTGCTTGGTGGTGGTACTGCTGCCCTAGCAGGTCAAGACGTACTCAAGGGTGCTTTGATTGGTGGTGCAGGTGGTGCTTTATCTGGCTATCTAAACCCTGCTACTGGTCAGGTTAGTGCTGTTCCCACAGAAGGTTCTATTCCTGTATCTGGTGATGATATTGCTAAGTTAACAGGCGCATCTACTGATTTGGGAATTGATTACTCTTTGTCAAACAGTACCGCCATGAGGCCATTAACTGATATGGGTGGAGCGCAAGGTTTACGAGCAGGTACAGCCGCTAATCTTGCAGAGATGGGTGGTGCTCAAGGTTTAACATTTAATGTAGGCGCACCAGTTACCTCCATTGCTGATGCTGTAAAAGCCATCGCAACAATGAATGGAAGCGTTAACCCTGCTAATCTTGCAAGCATGGGTGGTGGTCAAGGATTGACTTATCAAACACCTACAGGATTGGTTACACAAGACGCAATACTTAATGTTGGCGGTCTAACTGGTAATAACTCAGTAATTGGTGCAAAAGGTATTGATACAGCTACTAACATTGGTTCAGACATTACCAAGCGAGTGGCTGCTATTGATACTGGTGTAGATGGGATTAAATTGCCAGCTACGCCTGTAGATGCAAAGACTGCCGCTAAAACAGGATTGACTGCATCTGACGCTATCAGAGCCGCAGGAGTAGCTGCCACAATTGCAGGTCTAAATCAAGCAGTAGGTGGTGGTGGTGGCTCTGGCGGTTTCCCAATAGTACCTATACCTAGCGATTGGACAAGCCCAATTAAACCTACAGCTACAGCAGCGTTCACACCTTTAGCACCGATTGATTTCGGTAATAAAGAGATGCTTCGTGGCACTCAATGGGAACAGTTACTAAGCCCTGACTATGGCAAAGCCCCTGCAATGCCTACCTCTACCAACCCATCTAACATGACGTTTAATGAGTTGACCAGAATCTTGGGTGGTTCTACAACTTCAGCACCATCACAGAACCTTTCAATCAACGATGTAATTGCAGGAATACAAAGCCAATATGGACAAACACCTCAAGGCTCAATGGGCTAAGAATCTTTTAAGTGATGACTTTTTCATAGAAGTCATAGATAACTTGAAAAAACAACAGATTAGTGTAATAATTAACACAAGTGGTGAAGAATCTGATAAGCGTGAAGATGCTTACAGACACATCAAGACAATTGAATTGATTACAGGACACCTAGAAGGCTTGGCCTCGGAAACTCTAATCAAAGAGAAGAAGTGGAAGATTTTGTAGATTCTGTGGTATAAAAGCCACACCTCCGTCTAGAAGGTTTCTAGCGATTTTTGAGATGACAAATGGAAAACACCAACCCAAGCGGGAGTGAAAGCCTAGATGTAAACCAAGCCGCTTCAGCGTTTGAAGGGATGATGGGTGATTCTGAGGAAGCCGAAGAAGGCCAATCCGAAGGTCAACTAGAAGACCAACAAGAGACTGATGAAGTTGAATATGATGAAGAACCAAAGCCTAGATATAAAGTCAAGGCAAGTGGTGAGGAAGTTGAGGTAGAACTTGACGAACTCATTAAGGGTTATCAACAAGGTGCAGATTACACTAAAAAGTCTCAGGCTCTAGCTGAACAACGCAAGGCTTTAGAAGCTGAACGTAATCACTTAGAGTATGTGAAACAAGAGCGACAGGCATATGCCCAGAAGTTGCAAGCGTTGGATAGCTTCCTTACGCAGCAAGATCAGGGTGTTAACTTAGATGTTCTAAAGGAAACAGACCCCATTGGTTATGCCGTGGCGGTTGCTGAACAGAATCAGCGTGAGAAGCAATTAGCAGTAGTTAGGAATGAGCAGCAAAGACTTGCCCAACAGCAACAATCTGAGCATCATGCCTCTCTGCAAAACCATCTCCGTCAAGAGTCTGAGAAGTTAACCAGTTTGATTCCTGAGTTGGCTACGCCACAGGGTGATGCGGTTCGGAAACAAATCCGTGACTATGCGAAGTCTGTTGGGTGGTCTGACCAAGAACTCAGTCAACTATATGACTCTCGTGCTGTGGTGACTTTGTATAACGGGATGAAGTATCAGCAACTTCAAAAGAGCAAGCCAGAGGTAAACAAGAAACTTCAAGCTGCTCCTAAGATGATGCGATCAGGAACTTCTGCCCCTCCTACTAAGTCGTCAAGTGACAAACAGGCGATGCAAAGGTTGCGTGAGACAGGAAAAGTCTCAGACGCTGCCAAAGCATTTGAACGATTCTTTTAAATTTTGGAGTATTAAATTATGGCTACCTATCAAACATATACCGCAATCGGTATGCGTGAAGACCTTTCGGATGTTATCTACTCGATTTCACCAACAGACACCCCGTTCATGTCTTCCATTGGCAAGACAAAGGCTACTGCTGTTTTGCACGAGTGGCAAACGGATAGTCTTGCAGCGGCAACCCTGTCTAACTTTGCTGTTGAAGGCGACACCGCTTCTGACGCTACTATGTCTCCAACCACTCGTGTTGGTAATCGTTGCCAAATCGCACAGAAGACTGTGAAGATTTCTGGCACTTTGCAAGCTGTTGACAAAGCAGGCCGCAAGTCCGAGAAAGCCTATCAACTGGCTAAAGCAAGTTCGGAAATTAAGCGGGACATGGAAACTACTCTGTTGAGCAACCAGATTGCTGCTAACGGCAACTCTACTACTGCTCGTAAATTGGGTGGTCTGCAAGCATGGTTGAACTCCAACTACTCTGGCGGTACTGATGGTGTTGCTGGTAACTTGGGAACAACTGCTCGTGTTAATGGTACAAATCGTACCTTTGAAGAAGCCTTGTTGAAGACTGTCATTCGTAGCGTTTACGCTTCTGGTGGCAATCCTAAAGTGTTGATGGTCAACCCTGCACACAAGCAAGTTGTTTCTGCTTTTGCTGGTATTGCTGCTCAACGCTTCATGGCTCCGAGCAATGCTCCTACCACTATCGTGGCGGCTGCGGATGTTTATTTGAGCGACTTCGGAACAGTTTCTGTTGTTCCCAACCGTTTTATGACTTCTACCAATAGCTGTGACGAGACAGCATTTGTGCTTGACCCTGACATGGCTGCTGTTGCTTACTTGCGCCCATTCCAGACCAACGAGTTGGCTGTAACTGGTGACAATGAGTCCACACAATTGCTGTGCGAGTACACCTTGGAAGTTCGTAACCAAGCTGCACACGGCATCATTGCTGACCTCACACCTTAATCTAAGGTAACTCCGAAAAATGCCTCAGACTTAAACCTCTGGGGCATTTTCTTTTCTACACAAACTGATAGAATTAAGGTATGGAAAACATTAGACAAACTGCTGTTCATGCCGATGGCGAAGGTGGCATCATTATTCAAACTCGTCAGGATGTTACTGACATTGTTGAGCAGAACAAAAAGGAATATAACTCCTTTGATGAGCGAGCAAGATGGTCTGACCATATGTTTGGCAATAAGGTTGCGTCTATTCCTTTAACAGTTATTGATGATCTAAACAAACAAGGCATCATGCGTGGTTATGCTGTTCTTGATGACAAGCGTTTTGCTGCTTGGTTAAATGACCCAATGAATCGTGCATGGCGCACAAGGACAGGAGTAGTATGAGTTTCGCAACTTACTCTGATTTAAAGACCTCGATTGCAGGTTACTTAGCTAGGTCTGATCTGACAAACCAGATTCCAGACTTCATTACATTTGCTGAGAATCGTCTGCGTAGAGAACTGCGTGTTCGTCAGATGCTCAAGTCTGTAACAACGCCTACAGTATCTGGTGATTCAACTGTTGAAGTGCCTAGCGATTTTTTAGAGATTCGTGATTTTGTCGTTTTGACAAACCCAATTCAACCACTAAGTTACTCTAGCCCATCTACTTTATCTAATGACCCAAGAGCATCAGAAGTTGGTGTTCCTAAGTCTTACACGATCTTGGCTAACGAGTTTCTGTTGTCTCCATCTCCTGATGGAGTCTACACATTGAGACTCTTGTACTATTCTGCTCCTCCATATATGTCTAATTCAAACGCATCTAATGTGTTTTTGAATGTTGCACCTGACGCACTACTTTATGCTGCTTTGCTTGAGGCAGAGCCGTATCTTATGAACGATGGTCGTGTTAATACATGGGGAACTATGTATGATCGTGCGATTTCCTCTCTCACTAGGTCTGATGAGAATACTCAGTACTCTGGTGTTCCATTAGCAATGAAACTTACTGCAAGGTGAAACTATGGCTGAATTAAGCAATTATCTCGAAAATGCTCTCATCAATGTAACTTTGAGAGCAACTAGCTACACAGCACCTACGACTGTGTATGTGGCTTTGTACACTTCTGACCCAACAGACGCTGATACTGGAACTGAGTGTTCTGGTACTAGCTATGCTCGTCAGTCTGTGACGTTTGGTGCGCCTAGCAATGGTGCGACTACCAACTCTGCGGCTGTTGAGTTCCCTCAAGCTGGTGGCGCATGGGGTACGATTACACACATTGGTATTCGTGATGCTTCTACTGCTGGTAACTTGCTTTATCACACAGCACTAGACGCTTCTAAGACTATTGCAACTGGTGATGTGTTTCGCATTGCCTCTGGTTCATTGAGCGTTACTTTAGCGTGAGATGGCTGACTTACTGCCTCCGTGGACAATTGACTCGCTAGACAATTTAAAGTCTAGCATTGATGACTTAACACTCACACTCGATAGTTCACTCTATACCACTTCAGTAACCCTATGGGATGCCTATGGGTCTGTGAGTGCTTCTGCAACTGTTACGGCTGATGCTGTAAGGGTTCAGTTAGGTGTAGCGGCAGTAGATGGAACGGCAACAGTAACTGCTGATGCTGTCAGGATTCAATACGCTAGTGCAAGCATTACAGGTTCAACTAGTGCGTCTTGTGATGCGAATAGGGTTCAGTTTGCTTCTGGCTCTATTGATGCCAATGCAACAGTTACTGCTGATGCGATCAGGGTTCAGTTTGCCTCTGGAAGTATCACAGGTAACGCTGATGTAACGGCAATTGGAACTCGTGTCCAGTTTGCTGATGCTTCAATTACTGGTACTGCCGATGTAACTGCTTTGGGTGGAATTGTTGCCAATGGTGTAGCTTCTATCACGGCTGATGCGACTTTTACTGCTGATGCAATTAGGGTGCGTGATGCTGTAGCGGTTATTACTGGTAG